CGCGGGGGTCTGAGTGTTCGCCGGTTGTGGGTTGGGTGGGGGTTTAGGTGCCCGCCGGTGGCTTCCCCTGCTTTCGCAGGGCACGTAACCTCCTTCTAACGGAACGGGGAGCGGTTCGCCATGGCCGCTCCCTTTTCTGTGCCTCCATGCACACCGAGAGGCTATTGCGAGGGTGTAACACAGAGACGTTTGCCAAGGGCATAAAAGGCCCATAACGAAACCGAGAGGGGAGTGGTTGGGTTGGTGAGAGGATGCGGGATGAATGGAACGTAAAACCGGTTCGAAGCAGTGACGAAGCACGGCGGAGGGGAAGAAACGGGGGGATTGCCTCCGGAAAGGTTCGCAGGCAAAAGCGTGAGCTCAGGGAGCGGCTGAAAGAGGCGCTCGATTGCGCCGTGGTAAATCCGAAAACGAAAAAGATGATGGCACAGGTCGGCATGGATGGGGATGGCAGCAATATGGATGCCGTTGTAGCCTCTATCGTGGTGGGAGCCATCCAAGGCGCGCCGGGGTATGCAAAGCTGCTTGTGGAGTTGATTGGTGAAACGGGAGCGGAGCAGAGAGCCGAGAGGGCGGACAAGCGTGAGGAGAAGCGTCTCGAGATGCAGCTTGCCGAATTCGAGCGGCTTACGGAGGCAGAGGGTAAGGACCCTGTGATTATCATAAACGACCTAGAAGAGTAGCCAAGGGCTGCTCTTTTTGTTTGGGAGGAAGGTGAGGCGCGTGCGGTTATCACTACAGGAGACAGTGGGCAAGGGCTACGCAGATTTCTGGAACACCAAAAAGCGCTTCAGGGTATGCAAGGGCGGCCGCGGCTCAAAAAAGAGCAAAACCGCCGCGCTCAACATGATTTATCGAATCCTCCAATATCCGGAAAGCAACGGACTGTGTGTGAGGCGATACTCAAACACACAGAGAGACTCCACATACTCCGATTTACAGTGGGCAATCCAAAAACTCGGGGTGGGGCCCTATTTTGAGTGTACAGTGTCACCGATGCAAATCACACGCCGCTCCACGGGACAGAAAATCCTTTTCCGCGGACTGGATGATGGATTGAAAATAACATCCATCTCGGTGCCCAAAGGATACCTTTGTTTTGTCTGGATCGAGGAGGCCTATGAGCTCACAAATGAAGACGATTTCAATAAATTGGATATGTCAATCCGCGGCGAGGTTCCCGAGGGGTATTTCAAACAGATTACCCTGACATTCAACCCGTGGTCGGCTACCAGCTGGCTCAAGAAACGCTTTTTTGACACTCCGGACGATGATGTTTTCACAAAAACGACAACCTGGCAGTGTAACGAATGGCTTGATGAGTCGGACAAAAAGATATTCAGAAAAATGGCTGAGAAGAACCCGCGCCGCTACCGCATTGAGGGAGACGGCGATTGGGGAATTGCCGAGGGGCTAATTTACACAAATGTGGAGTGCGAAGAGTTTGATCGGGACGCACTGAGGGCAAAGCCTGGCGTCAAAGCGGCGTTCAATTTGGACTTTGGTTTTACAGACCCAAACGCTTTCGTTTGCGAAATGGTTGATGAGGAGTCAAAGACCATCTATGTCTTCGATGAGTGGTACGGGACCGGAGCGACGAACCGAGAAATTGCGGCACAGATAAAAGCGATGGGGTACGGCGGACAGAGGATTATCTGCGACAGCGCCGAGCCGAAATCCATCGCGGAGCTCCGAGAGGAAGGAATCCTCGCGGAGGCATCCCGCAAGGGAAGAGATAGTGTGAACCACGGCATACAGCTGATTCAGAACTACAGAATCGTGGTTCATCCGAGATGCGTGGAGTTCAAAAAGGAAATTGACAATTACTGCTGGGAGAAGGGCAAGGATGGCAAGCCTACGAATCGTCCTGATCATGAGTTTTCGCACGGAATGGATTCCATGCGATATGGCGTGTCGAAAATCCTTCTTCCGGATGCATTTAGTTTTGATTGAGCGAAAGGGGTGACAGAGTGTTTTTTGGTGAATCGATGCAAGACCGCTTTATTCGGCTCATACGCGAGGGCGCAGCACGGGCTGTCACCACTGAGCAGTTTATCGCGCACGAGATTGTCCGGACAAAAACCTCCAAAGAGTGGAAGTGGATGATTACCGGAGACGATTACTTCCTTGGCCGGCAGGATATACTCAAAAAGCAGCGTATGGCCATCGGCAAGGATGGAAAGCTTGAGGTGGTGCAAAACCTTCCTAACGCGCGACTGGTAGACAATGTGTACCGGCGCATGGTTAAGCAAAAAACAAATTACCTGTTTGGCAAGCCGTTCTCTATGAACTGCGAGAGCGACCAGTACCGCGAGGCGTTGACATACTTCTTTGACAAGTCCTTCATGCAGAAAATGAAGGGCATCGGTAAGGACGCGCTGAATTGTGGTATCGCCTGGATGTATGTCTACTACAACGAGCGGGGAGAGCTGGCATTTAAGCGCTTTCGGCCGTTTGAGGTTATTCCGGAGTGGAAGGACGCGGAGCACACGGAATTGGACTCTGTAATCCGGTTTTACGATGTCTCAGTATTTGACGGGAGAACTGAAAAGAAAATCACGAAGGTTGAGTACTATACGCTTTCCGGAGTTGATTTCTATGAGTACTGGAACGGAGAGCTTGTTGCCGCTCCGCCGTACCATCAGGACTATATGACGATTGGTGGCGAGGCCTATAACTGGGACAGGTTGCCGCTCATACCGTTCAAGTATAACGACGAAGAAGTTCCGCTCATTGCGAGTTGTAAGAGCTTGCAGGATGGCCTGAATGTTATACTGTCAAATTTTCACGACAATATGACTGAGGATGCTCGGAACACCATTCTTGTTCTCGTGAACTATGATGGACAGAACCTCGATGAGTTCCGGCACAATCTCGCAACCTATGGAGCGGTAAAGGTCCGCTCGGTTGATGGAGACAAGGGCGATGTCCGGACGCTCCAAGTCGAGGTAAACAGCGACAACTACAAAGCAATTTCAGATATCCTGAAAAGGGCCATTGTTGAGAACTGCATGGGCTACGATGCCAAGGATGAGAAGATTGGAGGTACCCCGAACCAGATGAACATCCAGTCCATGTACAACGACATCGACCTCGATGCCTCGGACATGGAAATCGAGTTTCAGGCGGCGCTTGATACCCTGATGCATTTTGTTGACCTGCATCTACTGAACAGCGGCTCCGGAGATTTCGGCGGCGAGGAAGTGCAAATCACATTCAACACCAACATGCCGATGGATGAGGCGAATGCAATCCAGAATGCACAAAATTCCGCCGGCATAATCTCGAGGCGCACGATTACAGCGCACCACCCGTGGGTGACCGACCTAGATGCGGAGCTTCAGCAGCTCGAGGTCGAGGAGGCTGAGGACAGAGAGCGCATAGCGCGGCAGTATGACCCGTTTGCGGGACAGGGAGCCCCTGACACATCCGACAATCAGGGAGAGGGTGAGAAATAATGAGGAGCGGCGACTACTGGAAAGAGCGGTTCGAGCAGATTGAGCAGGCGGAGCACACCAGGGGATTACAGTGCTGTGCCGAAATCGAAACGCAGTACCGGCAGGCGCAACGGTCCATAGAGGGGCAGCTTGCGGCGTGGTATCAGCGACTTGCCGATAATAACGGCGTTTCCATGCAGGAGGCACGGAGGCTGGTAACTGGGCGCGAACTTGAGGAGTTCAAGTGGGATGTCAATCAGTACATCAAGCGCGGCGAGGAGAATGCACTGAATGGCCAGTGGATTAAGGAGCTCGAGAACGCCTCCGCTCGGTATCACATATCCAGACTTGAGGCGATACAACTCCAGATGCAGCAGCAGATAGAGGTTGCGTTCGGGAATCAGCTAGACTCGATAGACTCAGCTATGCGCGGCATCTATACGGACGGGTACTACCGGACGGCGTATGAGATTCAGAGGGGAGTCGGGGTTGGCTGGAATTTCGCAACGCTGGATCAGAAGCGAGTAGACAGGGTTATAAATAAACCCTGGGCGCAGGATGGGCGGAACTTCTCCGACCGCGTGTGGGCAAATAAACAAAAGCTTGTAAGTGAGCTCAACACAACGCTCACTCAAGGGATTGTGCTGGGCAAGGACCCGCGAGAGGTTATCGGGGCGATGACGGAACGGCTTAATGTTTCAAAGTCTGTTGCCGGAAGGCTGGTCATGACGGAATCCGCTGCGTTTGCCTCAGCCGGACAGCGCGCTTGTTTCTCTGAGCTCGGCGTCGAAGAGTATGAGATTGTGGCAACGCTCGACTCGCACACATCGACTATTTGCCGTGATATGGATGGACTGCATTTCAAAATGTCTGAGTGGGAGGTGGGGGTAACCGCTCCTCCGTTTCATGTGTGGTGCAGAACAACCACGGTGCCGTATTTCGAAGATGATTTCGGGGAACCCGGAGAGCGAGCGGCAAAAGACGCCGCCGGAAAGACCTATATGGTCCCTGCGGACACCACCTACAAGGAGTGGTCAAAAGCCTTTGTGGATGGAGATAAAACTGGCTTCCAGACAGCGGGAGAAGCTGGTAAAATAGAAATAAAGGGGCATCCGGATTGCGAGTTCGCGAAGAAGTTCGGAGACCATTACTCTGCAGTCCTCCAAAGGGTTAAAGACTGCCCAAATGTGGCAGCAAAGAGATTGTGGGACCTCACAGAGGAAAAAATCCGCGTTGGAAGTACAACCCACAAAGGCACTGCGCATTGCGACAGCACTCCAAAGATTTTCCTGAATATCGAGAATGCCGCCGCAGGGTCGGGTTTTGAGACTGAACATCAGGTGACATTCCACGAGTCTGCCCACGCAATCGACCGCCTGTGTGTGGGGGTTCCCACGAGCGGCAACCAGATTGCCCCGCGATTCTCCGGAAGGTACGAGGATGGAAAATTCAATAGCACAATCAAGCAGGAGGTTGACGAATGGGTTAGCGGCGTCGACAAGGAAATGAAATCCGCTTGGAAAGAGCACAAGGGCGACTGGCAGTGGCTCCGCGATCATGGGTATATTTTGGATGGCCAAGGGTGGAGCTTCTACGAACAGACTGGCCGCTGGCCGCTGAGCCCACCGAAATACCGCAAGGCGATGGCCTACGCCAAGATACAGGCCGAGATTAAGGCGATAAACCTCCGCGACAGAGGAGATTTATCAGATATCCTCGAGGGGGCGACCAACGCAACAATCAGCTGCGGGGTGGGGCATGGGAAAAGGTATTGGAAGGACTCCGACCTGCGCGGGACGCTTGCGGCTGAGGCTTTTGCAGAAATGTACAGCGCAACCATGACGAATCCCGGAAGCCTTGAGACAATCAAGAAATACCTGCCGAAATCCTACGAGGTTTTCACTGAAATGCTTGAAGTGCTTGTGAAGGAGGTAGAAGCATGAATGAACTGCTGGAAAAGTATCAGGATAGTTTTGATGAGTCTTTCCCGCTGATGCTCTTCATGGGCGTCGATGAGGAAGAGATTAAAGCGAAAATCGAGGCGTGTCTGGAGAGTGATGAGCCCTACGAGGCGCCCGAAATCGCTGAAGACGAAGTGGTTTGACAGACAAAGCAGAATGAAGGTTAAAAGCATCCCGCGTGGGATGCTTTTTTATTGCCCGGTTGGACGAATGGTAAAGTTGTCGCCCTTTCACGGCGGAGACGCGGGTTCGACTCCCGCACCGGGTATTGTCCTGTTGGATGACGTAAAAAGCCACAACCAACTAATCAGGTGGGAGCAACCCCGTAAAAAGCGTAAATGAAAGGATGGGAAACCATGAAAAGAGCAGAACTCGAAGCACTGGGACTGACAAAAGAGCAGATTGACTCCGTGATGGGCATGAATGGCCGTGACGTGGAAGCCGCCAAGGGTGAGCTTGCAACGGTTGTGGCGGAGCGGGATGGTCTCAAAAAAGATATCGCGGCTCGCGATACGCAGATTGAGGACCTCAGAAAGGCCGCAGACGGCAACGAGGCACTCCAGAAGCAGATTGCAGAGCTGCAGGCCGAGAACCGGTCCACGAAAGTCAATGCCGCTGTTGAATCAGCCCTCGTGCGGGCAAAGGCGCGAAGCGTTGTCGCGGTTAAGGCTCTCCTGAAGGGCATCGACACGGCTGAGTTTTCCGATGACGGAACAATCAAAGGCCTTGAAGAGCAGATTGCGGCACTGAAGAGCGACGAAAACACCAAGTTTCTGTTCGACACACAGACGCAGAAGAAGCCGTCCTTTAAGGGCGTCACTCCGGCAGAGCCCGGCGACCCGAAGCCTCAGGGCATCACGCGGGAGCAGTTCAGTAAAATGGGCTACAAGGAGCGGTTGAAGCTGTTCAATGATGACCGCGAAACCTACGACGCACTGACCGGAGGCGGCGAAGATTGAGAAAGGTAAGGTAAAGTATGGCAACTGGAATTACTAAGCTTGCGAACCTCGTAAACCCGGAAGTGATGGCGCCGATGATTGCGGCGACGCTGCCGAAAAAGATTAAGTTCGTCCCGTTCGCGAAGGTTGACACGACTCTGGTCGGACAGCCGGGCGATTCGATTACCGTCCCGAAGTTTGAGTACATCGGTGACGCGGAGGATCTCCAGGAAGGTATCGCGATGGGAACCACGGTGCTGACGGCAACGACTACCAAGGCGACCGTCAAGGCGGCGGGCAAGGCAGTTGAAATCACCGACAAGGCGCTTCTTTCCGGATATGGCGACCCGGTGGGCGAGGCTGTCGGTCAGCTTGCGATGTCTGTCGCGGCAAAGGTTGATAACGACTGCTACGAGGCGCTTTGCGGTGCGACCGTCAAGTATAACGGCTCCGCCGCGGTTATCAGCTATAACGGCATTGTGGATGCCGTCGACCTTTTCGAGGATGAAAGCGATGACGGCCTCGACAAGGTGATTTTTGTGCACCCGAATCAGGTCACGCAGCTGAGAAAGGACCCGAACTTCCTCGACATCAATAAGTACCCGATTGCAAACGGCGTGATCATGTCCGGCATGATTGGCGCGATTGCTGGATGCAAGGTTGTGAAGTCCAAAAAGGTCAAGCTTGACACTGCGGGCACCTCCTACCTCAATCCGATTGTGGTGGTGGCGACCGATGACCCGAAGGAAGACCCGCAGGCAGACAAGGGCAGCAACACCGCTCCGGCGCTGACCATCTACATGAAGCGCGATGCAAACCTCGAGGATGATCGCGATATCCTCAAGAAGTCCACGGTGGTGTCTATCGATGAGCATTACACGGCGGTGCTCTCCAACGACTCCAAGGTTGTGCTCGCGTCCTTCAAGAAGTAAGGAGGCAAAATGCTGTTAAGACGATATCACAAGCCGCAGCCCGAAGTTGAGGCTGTGGCAGAGGATGCCGAGGTAGCCGCTCCGCCCAAGAAATCCGCCGGCAAGAAGAACTGACGGACTGGGGGTGACTGTAGATGCTGGAACTCGTAAAGGCGCGCTTACAGTCTTTTGGGTATGAGATTCAGGATGGCGATGATGCTATCCTGAATTTTTCTATCCAGAAGGCTGAGAGCACAATCAAAAATGAGTGTAATGTGCCGGAGGTTCCGGAAGGCCTGCGGTGCATTGCCGTTGATATGGCGGTCGGGGAATTCTTGACAGCCAAGAAGACTTTTGCGCCCGGGAGCATCGCAGGTCTCGACCTCGAAGCAGCGGTAAAACAGATTCAGACGGGCGACACCAGCACAACATTCGCCACCGGAGAGGGAAGCCAGACGGCTGAGCAACGCTTGAACGCGCTTCTTAGCTACCTGCTCACCTACGGCAGGGAGCAGTTTTCGTGCTTTAGGAGGCTCAGATGGTAAGTGCAACGGAGTGGGCGCGAAGAGCGGCGCGGAGGGCGATTGAGAGCACATACGACGGGCTTTGTACCATCGTAGAGCGCCGAGATATAAAGGACGAGCGTACCAAGCTGAGCAGACGGGGAGAGGTGACGGTGCTTGAAAAACAGCCCTGTCGGCTATCCTACGAAAAGCTGAATATCGTTGTCCAAACGGATGCCGCAGCAAAGATATCGCAGGGAGTGAAGCTTTTCATAGCCCCTGAGATAACCGTGCGCGGGGGCTCAAAGATTATCGTCGAGCAGGACGGGAAGCGTTGCGAATATGCAGCAAGCGGAGAGCCCGCGGTGCATTTCAGCCACCAAGAAATCCCCCTGGAGCTGTTTCGGAGCTGGGCATAACCATGGGAAAGATGGGAAGTTTTAATGCTGCTGGTCTAAAGAAATTCCAAGAGCAACTCAGTAAGATTGCTCCGGATGAGACGGCGGTATTTGTGGACTCATGCGCGAAGGAGCTGGCGGCACGACTGCTCGCGAAGGTAATCAAGCGAACACCGGTAGGATCATACCCTGCGAGCTCCGGAAAGAAGGGTGGCACGCTGAGGCGCGGATGGACGGCGGCAAGCCATGAGGCCGCAGCCGGTGGAGGCGGGGACGGTAACGCCGCTGCCTATGCAGAGTCCCTGCCGATAACGCGCTCCGGGGGCGTGGTTACGGTAGAGATTATCAATCCCGTAAACTACGCCTCATATGTCGAGTTCGGACACAGGACGGCGAACCACCAAGGATGGGTGGAGGGGCGCTTTATGCTGACGATTTCCGAGCAGGAGATTGAGACGATAGCTCCGAAAGTGCTGGAGAGCAGAGTAAAAAGGTATTTGGAGGCGTGCATGGGATGATAAACGCGATTGTCGAGGGTATCAGCATGGCGCTGAATGCCGAGTTTGGAGACGCATACACCATTTACGCAGAAAGTGTAGAGCAGGGACTTCATGAGCCCTGCTTTTTTGTTGCGTGTATCAGCCCAACAAAAAGAGTTTTCCTTGGTCGCCGCTACCTCGCGACACACCAGATGTGTGTCCAGTATTTCCCGAATAGCAAGGACGGGAAGCGCGAGGAATGTAACGAGGTTGCGGAGCGGCTCTTTAACTGCCTCGAATACATCGAGGCCGCCGAGAATTTGACGATGGGCACAAAAATGCACGCGGAAATGGTAGATGGGGTTCTGAATTTCTTCGTAAACTATGACTTTTTCTTGCGCAACAGCCAAGAAACAACCTCGATGGGAGAGCTGTCGCTATCAGATGGCGTTTCCGTGAAAGGATAGGTGAAATGGCAAAACAGAAAGACAAAAAGCCGACGCCGGAAGGCGTTCAGGAGGCTGAGGCGGAGTTCTCGAAGGAGCAGATTCTCCGCTCGCAGAGATTCAGAAACAGGCATGACATACTGGATGCTCTGCTCGCAAGGTTTCCGGAAGAGGCGACCTTTACGGTCAGTGCCGTAGAGGAACTCGTTGACAGCTATATGAAAGGACAGGTGAACTGATGGCTCTTGGTGGTGGAACTTTCGTGGTTCAGAACAAGAAGCTTCCGGGCGCGTACATCAACTTTGTTTCGGCGGCTGCCGCTTCGGCGACGCTCTCCGACAGAGGTGTGGCAACGATGCCGCTGGAGCTCGACTGGGGCGTTGACGGTGAGGTTTTCGAGGTAACCAACAGCGACTTCCAGAAGAATTCGCTGAAGGTTTTCGGCTATGACTACACGCACGAGAAGATGAGAGGCCTCCGAGACCTTTTTCTCAACGCGAAGACGCTTTATGCGTACAAGCTGACCTCGGGCGGCACAAAGGCGGCAAACGCTTTTGCAGAGGCGCGATACACGGGTGTCAGAGGAAACGATTTGAAGATCGTAATCCAGAAAAACGCGGACAACGACCAGTATTTTGATGTAAAGACCGTGCTCGGCACTGAGATTGTGGGCGAACAGACGGTTGAGAGAGCAGCAGACCTGGTTGCGGATGATTTCGTGACGTACAAGACCTCGGCAACGCTGGAGGTCACTGCGGCAACGCCGCTTACCGGCGGTACAAACGGTACGGTGAACGGAACCGCGTACCAGAAATATCTCGACAAGATTGAGGCCTATACCTACAACGTCATGGGCGCGGTTGTCACCGATGACACCACGAAGGGAATGCTGAACGCTTTCACGAAGCGGATGCGCGATGAGATGGGCGTTAAGTTTCAGCTTGTCCTGCATAAGTACCAGACGGCGGACTACTACGGCACGATCAGCGTCAAGAACAAGGTGACGGATGACGGCTGGAGTGAGGCGGCGCTTGTGTACTGGGTGACCGGTGCGTCTGCCGGCTGTGATGTCAACAAGTCGAATCAGAACAAGAAGTACAACGGCGGTTTTACGGTCGATGTCAACTACACGCAGGTTGACCTGCAGAAGGCGATTGATGCCGGTGAGTTTGTCCTGCACAGAGTCGGTGCGGATGTGCGCGTTTTGGAGGACATCAACACGATGGTTACGACCTCTGACACGCAGGGTGCCGTTTTCAAGGACAATCAGACGGTGCGTGTGATTGATCAGATTGCAAATGACATTGCAGTCCTTTTCAACACCAAGTACCTCGGTGTGGTCCCGAACGACGCTGCTGGCAGAACGTCGCTCTGGTCTGACATTGTGCAGCATCATGAGCAGCTTGAGAAAATTCGTGCAATCGAGAGTTTCTCAGACACGGATGTCACTGTCGAGCAGGGCAACACCAAGAAGTCTGTGGTCGTGACGGATGCGGTCACCGTTGTGAATGCAATGTCCAAGCTGTACATGACCGTGACGGTCGCGTAAAGGAGGCAGAGAATGGCACAGAATGTTACGATGCGCGCGAAGGACAGTATCTCCGCGTCGCTTGCGGAGTGCTTTGTCACTATCGGCACCCGCCGCTACAATTTCATGCAGGCGATCAATTTCGAGGCGAAATTCGAGAAAACGAAGAGCGAGATTCCGATTCTCGGAAAGACCGGAAAGGGCAACAAGTCTACCGGCTGGAAGGGGACCGGAAGCGCGACCTTCCACTACAACACCTCCGTTTTTCGGCAGATGATGGCACAGTACAAGGACACCGGAGAGGATGTCTATTTCGAGATTCAGATTTCGAATGAGGACCCCACCTCGGCAGCTGGTCGCCAGACCATGATTTTCATTGACTGTAACATCGACGGCGGTATCTTGGCGAAGTTCGATGCCGACAGCGAGTATCTCGATGAGGATATGGATTTCACGTTTGAGGATTTCAAGATGCCGGAGGCATTTAAGGATCTCGACGGATTCCTCACCAACTAAGCGCCGAGAAGGGAGAGCAAATGTCTAAATTCAGTAAGTTCATGAAGGCCAACAAGGCGGTGAAGGCGAACGGCTTCTATGCGGCTACCAAGTCCCTCTGCGATGAGCAGGGGGAGCCGCTCCGGTGGGAGTTCCGCCACATCACCTCAAGGGAGAATGACGACCTCAGAGAGAGTTGCACGGTTGATATTCAGGTGGTTGGCAAGCCCAACCTTTACCGGCAGAGATTAAAGACAGGTCTCTATATCCGGAAGATGATCGCGGCGTCGGTTGTCGTGCCTGACCTCTACGACGCAGAGCTTCAGGACAGCTACGGCGTAAACACCCCCGAGGACCTTTTGGTCGCGCTTGTGGATGATCCGGGCGAGTATAACGACCTCGCGGCTTTTGTGCAGAAGTTCAACGGCTTCGACGCCACCCTCGATGACAAGGTGGAAGAGGCAAAAAACTGATCGAGGAGGGGGACGCGGAGGCGAACTACGCCTACTACGCCCTCCTCAAACTCCACATTTTGCCATCGGTTTTTCTCGAGATGGATGATCAGGAAAAGGCGTTCGTCATAGCGGCCATCAAGGTAAAAGTCAAGAATGACCGTGACCGAGAGAAGGAAGCGAAGCGAAAAGCCAAAAAGAAAGGCAGGTGACGCATGGCGACTATAAGAACGGCGATTGAGCTGCAGGACAATTTTACAAGTGTTCTGGATCGGATTATCGGCTCTGTGGGGGCCGGAGTCGCTGCCATGGACAACCTGCATCAGACGATGGGAGCGGCGGTTGACACGTCCTCAATCGATACCGCTCGGAATTCCCTCAATCAGGCCACTGCTGCCGCACAAGAGCTGGATTCGGCACTACAGGGAACCACCGTCCCACAGTGGCAGTCCGGAGGCGGGGTTGAGATGTTCAACAGCACAGGCGTTGCGCGCTTTGAGCAGGAAGCGCAGAGTGCAAATGCCATGTTGAATACCCTGAATGCAAAACAGCGAGAGATTGCTGCTACTGCGGCAAGAACAGGCATATTACCGGACGCCGCCGTTGCTGACATTGCGAATCTCGGCGGACGCCTGCAGAGCATCCAGCAGCGCATCCAGCAAATCGAGAGCAACCCGCTGAACATCGGCTCAGAAACTGTAAATAATGAGCTGGAGCGGATGCGCGGACAGCTGGATCAGGCCGTACATGAGCAGGGCGTGCTGAATCGCGCGGTGTCCAACATGGATGTATGGACGGCGAACAATGCATATCAGAGACTCTCTGATACGGTCGAAAACACCGAGAGATATATCCGCGACAACGTCGATGAGCAGGGGCGCTTTAACCGGGCAATCAGCGAGGGTGCATCAAACGCCGACAATCTAACCAATACCATCAAAGGGGCTGTCGCGGCGTATGCAACGGTTCAGACGGTCGGAAAGGCTCTCGACCTATCCGATACACTGACCTCAACAGCCGCTCGCCTCAGCATGATGAATGACGGGCTCCAGAGCACCAATGATTTGCAGAACATGATTTATCAGTCTGCGGAGCGGGCGCGAGGGTCCTATCAGGCAACGGCGGACGCGGTGTCTAAACTCGGAACTATGGCGGGGGATGCTTTTGCGAGTTCCGGAGAGATAGTTGCCTTCATGGAGCAGGTGAACAAGCAATTTACCATTGCGGGAACGTCTGCCTCCGGCATGGACGCTGCCATGCTACAGCTGACACAGGCGATGGGCTCGGGGGTGCTGCGCGGCGAGGAGTATAACTCAATCCTCGAGCAAGCGCCGAACATCATTGAAACCATCGCGAACTATCTCGATGTACCCAAGGGCAAACTCAAGGAAATGGCTGCGGAAGGTGTTATCACCGCGGACGTTATAAAAGCTGCGATGTTTGCGGCAGCGGACGAAACCAATGCAAAGTTTGAGGCGATGCCGAAGACTTTCGGTCAGATTGCGACCTCGTTCAGGAACACCGCGCTCATGGCTTTTCAGCCTGTGCTGAGCAAGCTTAACGCCATCGCAAACAACGCGTCGTTTCAGCAGTTTGTGAGCGGGGTGGCAGCCGGAGCGGCGACGATTGCCGAGGGGCTTTTGATGGTCGTTGAGCTGCTGATGAGCATTTTCTCAGTGGTATCAGACAACTGGCCTATCATTTCGCCGATTATTTACTCCATTGCTGCGGCGCTTGCGCTTTACTACGGCTATTTGATGCTTGTGCGGACCGCTGAAATTGTCGGCACGGGTATAAAAGCCGCTCTCACGCTTGCATCGTATGCACATGCAGCGGCGACAGGCACGGAAGCGAGTGCCACGGCAGCCCCCCCCGCCGCCCCACCCGGGGGGTAAAACCGCCCCGTCCCCCCCCCCCCCCCCCGCC